GAGATTGTAGCCGATGCGGAGCATGAGTGGTTGACATTTGCACACAGAAGCGGCATGAAGCCTGGACCCAGAAAACCCGGAGAGATAAAAAAAGAGGCCTATGGTATCAGGACTACCGAGCGAATTAAGAATTCTTTAAAAATGAGACCATCAACGAGCTATCATCCACAAGCTAAATGGAATCATCGCGTGGATGTGGCGCCAAAACTCGACCTTCCTGATGTTGACTTACCCTTACCCCCCTATGCTCTTGGGGCATGGTTGGGTGATGGAAATACCGATGATGCCCGGCTTACTGTTGCATATTCAGACTGGCAAATTGTTGATGAAGTAAAATCAGAGGGAATCCCGGTAATGGAGAGAGCAAATCAATCCGAGACAACGGCTCGAGTGGTATTCGGTGGGGATAGATCGGTTTCTAATAAATTGACGTTTCAAGGTAAATTAAGGGCAGAGGGGCTTTTGGGTAATAAACATATTCCATTAATATATCTCCGCTCTGGAACGTGCCAAAGGTTATCACTTCTACAGGGTCTGATGGATACCGATGGTCATATTTCTCCAAACGGGAAATGTGAAATAACGCTTTGCAATCAAAGATTATGCAACGATGTTGCAGACCTCATCCGTTCTCTTGGGTATAAATGCACGATGAGGGAAAGCGCAGCAATGTTAAACGGCAAAGAGGTGGGCCGAAGATGGAGAATTAACTTTCAGGCATATCGCTCACTTCCCCCAGTTCGCCTTTTGAGGAAAGTGGCAAACCTACAAGACGAACCGAACACAAGGGCATTAAGCCGTGGGCGCATGATTGTTGCCTGTGATCCAGTTGAATCAGTTCCGGTTCGATGTATTACCGTGGCAAGCGATGACCACATGTTCCTTGCAGGGAATAATCTTGTTCCGACATGCAACAGCGGGAAAAGTCCTCTTTGTGCCGGCGTGGGGATCAAGGGACTCGTAGCCGACAATGAATCTCGTGCCGAGATATACGCTGCCGCAACCTTCCGCGATCAGGCAATGGTCCTCTTCCGGGATGCTTGTGCGTTTTATGATCAATCCCCGGAACTCCAGGAGAGACTTGTTCCTTCCGGAGTTGGTTCGATGCGATGGAATCTCGCCTATCTTGAGAAAGGTTCTTTCTTCAGGGTAATCTCATCCGAGAAAAAGGGGCAGTCGGGACCGCGCCCACACATGGCCCTGCTTGACGAGATCCACGAACACACCGATGGTACCGTGATAGAAATGCTCCGGGCCGGGTTCAAGTGGCGGACGCAACCCCTCTCTTTTATGATCACCAACCCACTCGCACTTGATACTCCAATTCCAACCCCTTCAGGATGGTCAACAATGGGCGAGTTGATGGTCGGAGATCAGATATTTAACGAAGAGGGGGAGCCGTGTTGCGTTACAGATGTTTCCAAAGTAATGACAGGTAGTCAATGTTACAAGATAATATTTGATGATGGTTCAGAAATTATTGCCGACTCAAATCATCTTTGGGAAACCACTATAAAACACCCCTTTACCTCTCGGGAGGCTCATTCGGAAAGCATGTGGGCAGACAAACCCTTAATAAAGAGGCTCAGACAACGCGGTGAGGAAAACACGCTTATAAAATGTCATTGCGGTTGCGGAAAAGAACTATATCTTTATGATTCAGCGGGCCGTTCAAGGTCTTATATATCCGGGCATAACAACACCAAAATTCAGAAAACCCAGGTAAGAACAACCATAGAAATAAAAGACACTTTGCAATATGGGAATAAATGTTCAAACCACGAAGTTAGGCTCGCATCACCCCTACAATTACCGGAAGCAAAGTTACCTATTCCACCATATACGTTTGGGTGTTGGATGGGCGATGGAAGCTCTAAGGAATCGTCTATCGTAGTAGCTGACCAAGATCTTGAGATTCTTGAAAATATCTCAAGCGAAGGGGTGACCATTGGACGAAGGAGAGAAGTTAAAACAAAAAATGGAGGGCTTGCCTTGTATGGGTTAGGCGTGACCGGACGTTATCGGAGCGACTCCCTCCATTCTACTTTGAGAAGAGAGGGGTTGCTTAGGAATAAGCATATTCCTGATATATATTTACGGGCATCAGCGCAACAAAGATTATCGCTCCTTCAGGGATTGATGGATACAGACGGAAGTATAGTCCCGTGGTCTGGAAAGTGTATTTTTACACAAAGCAGGATCTGTTTGGCGTCGCAGGTTGCAGAGCTTATCAATAGCCTTGGAATGAAATGCAATTTAAGCCATAGCATATCAAAACTAAATGGGAAATCATTCGACAGGTGGGATGTCCATTTCTGGCCTCCTTGGGATTTAGATGTTTTCAGATTGAATAGAAAGAAGCAATATCATTACATCAGACATTCCAGAAAACGTTCATCTGGAAGCCGGTGGATTCGTGAAATTGTTCCGGTTGATTCCGTTCCCGTGAAGTGCATCACGGTAGATGCTAACTCGCATCTATATTTAGCGGGGAAATCCATGATTCCAACTCACAATTCAGGGTACGATAAAACCTCCGTATGCTGGGAATATCACACAATGGGTGAGAAGGTTTCAACCGGTGCGATCCAGAACGATGAGTTTTTCGCCTACATTTGTGCCCTGGATGAAGGGGATGTAATCGACGATAAATACCTCGAAGATGAAAGCTCCTGGGTAAAGGTCAATCCTTCCCTTGAATACGGCCTGCCCGGGTACGATTATATCAGGGGACAGATAAACGAGGCTCGTGGAATGCCCTCGAAGATGGCAACCGTAAAAAGGTTGTCTTTCTGCCAGTGGACCGACGCCGAGAACCCATGGATCAGCTCGGAGGTGTGGATGCCCTGCCGGGATTCCGAATTTGACTATTCCAGGCTTGCCGACCGGAGATGCTGGGGAGGTCTTGACCTGTCCGCTGTGAATGACCTGACATCCTTTGCCTTGATGTTTGAGCCTGAGGTACAGCCCAACATCGAAATGCAGGAGAACGGGAAAAGAAGAATTCTACCGTTTACCCCCGAAGAGATACAGCAATACATTCAGGAAGGAAAAGACCCGTATTTCCGCCTTGTGGTCTGGTTCTGGATGCCGGGTGAAGGGTTGAGACAGAAGTCGGACATTGACCACGTTCCCTATGACGTATGGCATAAACAGGGGCATATCTTTACATCGAAAGGCAAGGCGATAAGCAAGGGTCAGGTGATCCGGTTCATCTATAACGAAACCGCGAAATATGACCTGATCGGGATAGCCTATGACCGGAACCGGATGAAGGATCTGATAGAGTTTGCCGAGAATGAGGGCATAGAGCTGGCGATAGGAGAGTGGGATAAGAAGAAACGAATCTGGAACTTTGACAAATCATCGGGAATCAAGATGATGCCTTTCGGTCAGGAGGCTCGGAGCATGGCTCCTGCCATTGATAAGTTTGAAACCATGCTCCTCGAGAAGCAATTCCGGCACAACGGAAACCCCTGTCTTACCTCGTGTGCAGCTAATGTCGTGGTTGATAGTGACGATGCCGGATACAGGAAGATGTCAAAGCGAAAGTCGATAGGCCGAATAGATGGGATAGTGGCCTCTGTCATGGCCTGCGGGATTTTAGAGGATATACAAACGAGGTCAGCCTACGACGGCCTCACGGCTGAGCAAATCAAGGAACGCATGGCGTTCTGAAAGGAGAACTAATGGGAGAAGCAAGACGATTAAGAGAGAACGGGATACAGTTTAAGCAGATGAAACCGGGCCAGCCGATACAGGTTGACCTGAAGAATGCAGTGCCGAAGGTGTGTGCCTGCGGATGCAAGTACTTCATTCCGGTTGTCCAGCTCTACACCGTTTCAGCCTTGGTGTCACCTACCGGGCAGGAGTTGACGGCACAACAGCCGGTGCTGGTGTGTAAAGACTGCGGGAAAGCGGTAGGAGAGGAGACCCCATGAGTCCAGAGAATCTATTCTGCAAGGATCAGAAGGCCGCCACCGACAAGTATCGGGAGAACTACGATGCTATCAGTTGGGGAGAAGATGAGGAAAAACTTACCCCGCAAGAGGTGGCAGACCTTATAGAAAAGCAGGGAGGTCTTTTTCTGGAGCCAAGATACGCCGAAAGCATACACGTAAAGTTCACCCACTCGGAATGCAAGAGGAACCCCTTTGTTGAGTTACACGGTTATCAACCACTTGCAGGCGGAGATGCTGCAACCCCGCCGGATGAGGAATAACCTATGACCACCCTGCCTAATAAAGAACTCCTCCGGCCTGATGAGGTAGCGCTTTATCTCTCCGTTACCCGTAAGACCGTCTACCAATGGATAAACACGGGGAAACTGGAAGCTGTAAGGATTTCAAAACTTCTCAGGATTCCCCGTGTTGCCGTCGAAAAGTTTAAAAATCACGCCTTAGAATAAAAATACTGTCACTTTGGTACCGTTTGGTACCGTTTAGCTAACCATTAATATTAGCATTATCTGTTATACTTCCACCATAAAGTACTTAGAGAAACTTAATCTTTCTAATTCTTAAACGTGGATGTGGGCTATGAAGTGCGATCGATAAGGAAAGCAGGAAAACTTGTTGCATCCCTGTTCAAAGCCATATGGAAGGCTTTTGATATCCGGGATGTTTTTGTTTTTGGCGGGATCGGCATGATATTCTACGGTCTTTGGCAAATAGCGCCGTGGATTTCCTTTGTCGTGTGTGGATTCCTACTCATGTTGTTCGGTCTCGGCTGGTTGAGCAGGATTCCAAAAGCTCCGAAGGGTTCTGGATATGAGCATCGTTGAGGCAATGGAAAAACGGATGGCGCTCGGCCCTCTGGATGATAGCTGGTACACCCCGGGCGGTTCATTCTATGGGGGAACCGGTATCGCAACGAAGGCAGGCTCCAATGTTTCAGAGATGAATGCGATGAAACTGGCCGTCGTGTGGTGCTGTATCAGGATACTCTCTGAAGATACCGCATCGCTTCCCCTTCCCCTATACCGCAGGTTGCCGCGCGGTGGCAAGGAACGTGCGGTAGACCATCCCCTCTATAACCTGATGCACACACAACCCAACCCCGAAATGACTTCTATGGCCTTCCGAGAGACATTCAATGCTCATATTTTGACGTGGGGCAATGGGTACGCTGAAAAGGAATATGGTCGCGGTTCAGTTGGAAGTGGCAAACTCCTTGCCCTCTGGCCTATAGGCCCTCACCGGGTCACGCCATATCGGGAAAAGAAGCAACTCAAATATAAAATCTCAATGCCTAACGGACTTCCTAATGTTGTTCTTCCCCGAAAATTGATGCTGCATACTCCAGGGCTCAGCTATGACGGCATTCTCGGCTACTCTCCGATAGCGGCGGCAAGAGAAGCAATCGGCCTGGGAATGGCCCTTGAAGAATTTGGGGAGCGGTATTTTGGGGACGGAACCCACCCTAGTGCAGTTCTAATGCATCCCGGCCAGGTAAAAGACAAAAAGGCATTAAGGGAGGCTTCTGACGAGGTTTATAGCGGCCTTGGAAACTCTCACCGGCTCATGCTCCTTGAAGATGGGATGAAAATAGAAAAGATCGGCATTCCTCCTGAAGACTCACAATTTCTCGAAACCCGGAAATTTCAGAATATAGACATCGGAACCCGGATATATCGTCTCCCCCCGCAGATGTACGGCGAGTTTGACAAGGCGTCTTCCTACAGGAGCGCTGAACAGTTTGCCCTTGATTATGTCACCAAGACCCTACGGGCGTGGCTGGTCCGACTTGAGCAGGGATACAACACTGCCCTTCTGACCCCCGAAGAGCAGAAGGAATACTTTTTTGAGCATTTGGTTGACGGACTGCTCCGGGGAGACATGAAAAGCCGGTTTGATGCATATTCAATAGCGAAATCGGCACGGATATATACCACTAACGAGATCAGAGAGATTGAAAACCGCAATCCGATAGAGGGCGGCGACAAACTGGATGAAAACCCGAACATGATGCCTGCGGGGAAGACAGAACCGGTTAAAAAGAATGCTATGCCAGACAGAATTATCGCCCGCAGGAAAGTCGATGGCGTTGACTGGGAAGCAATTTATGCAGAAGGAGGAGCGCACTGGACGGATGATTTACAGCCCTCCAAATTTGCACAGGACTTTTGTCAAAAACTCATTGATGAAGGCAAGAAATCAGTCCTTGAAATAGGTTGCGGGAACGGGAAGGATTCCATCCTCTTTGCTCTAGCTGGTCTGAAGGTAACATCTATTGATATGGTGCAAGCTGCTGTTGATATGGCGAAGGAGAACGCAAAAAATGCAAAGGTAGTTGTTGATTTTCAGACAGGGAATGCAGAGAAATTATCTTTTTCGGATAAAACTTTCGATGCAGTCTTCACCTTGAGCGTACTTCACGCAACCCACATGGAAAAAAGTATCTCAGAAGTTAAGCGCGTTCTACGGAATAAAGGGTTGGCATTTATTTATGTATATTCAAATGTGGAAAAAATAAGCGGTGAAATAGTGGAATTCATAAGTATTGATAAATTTGTTGACCATTTGAAGGGGAATAACCTCAAAATTGAGGATTTTTATACACTTTATGAGGACGATTTCGATGAAGCCGGGGAAAAACACCTAATTATTGTTTCTGAGGTGAGGAAGTGAAACGATCTGGAACCTTTAAGAAATGCAACGGGCGATATTTTTGCGAAGCAAAGAAATGTAAACAGTGGACCCTAGATGGCTGTCTGCTCCGTAAGGTTAGTCTTACTTGCGACAATATGGAATGTAAATTTAATGTCAGTCCAATTCCAGGCGTCTATCAGTGTGGGTGTATGGATGTCCACCTTGATGCAGATGGAAAATGTTTAGGGTTTAAGAAAACGGGAGGAAAACCCCATGAAACCGATAATTGAACGAAGAAACTTCCCGGTAACGGAACTCCGGGCGATCACTGATGAAAACGGATTGAGAAGGATTACCGGATATGCGGCCGTTTTTAATTCTCTATCTGAAAATCTTGGTGGGTTCAGAGAGAAGATAGATCCCGGCGCTTTTTCAAAGACAATCAAGACTGATGATGTCCGGGCGCTCAGAAATCACAACTCCGACTATGTAATAGGAAGAAACAAGAGCGGAACCCTGAATCTCATTGAAGATGACAGGGGGCTGAAGATTGAAGCAATCCCCCCGGATGCTCAGTGGGCGCGTGACCTTATGGTTTCGATAGACCGGGGTGATATCGATCAAATGTCATTCGGATTTCGGACCATTTCGGACAGGTGGGAGACACAAAACGAAGAGGAGATAAGAACCCTTGTGGAAGTAAAGCTCTATGATGTCTCACCCGTTACTTTCCCGGCCTATCCCGATACAGAAGTTGGACTCCGGTCTCTTGAAGAATGGAAAAAAGCCACCCCTCCGTCGAGTGGTGACACAAAAGATGGTGACCCTGATCCGTCGATCATGGAATCCCTCAAATCTGTAACAGAAGAAGACGAACTTTTCAGGACAATAAACGGAATACAGGAGGACTCAGGCAATGAATAAATGGCAAAAAATTATGGATGCGGCCTTTAAAAAGATGGAGGCGATCCGAAAGAAAGCAGAGGAAGAGAAACGCGCCATGACCGAGGAAGAGCTTCAAGAACGGGCGAACCTCAAGGCCGAAATCGCAACGGCGAAACGCGAGTGGGATGACTTTAAGGCGGAAGAGGAACTTCGCGGCGAACTCTATGGCTCCGGTGGCGGGGCGATGACGGTTGCTGATGACGCGCAGTTAACCATTCCAGACCAGCCGATTTATCGGGGTTCCAACGCAACAGCCCTTGGGCAGCAGTTGTTGGATATTCGTACTACTACCAAGCCGGATGCTTTTAGCCAGACCGAAGTAAGAGGAGCACAAAGCCGCCTTGAGCAGAGTCAGAAGCGGTATGTTGATAAACTGACAGCACTGGCGGCAAAAGAAAACCGCGCAGCGGCAACGGGCGGGTTTACAGTAGGCGTTCCCTCTGATGGTGGGTTTTTCCTTCAGGGTGAGACGGTCGTTGATCTGATGACCAACGGGTTTAACAACTCTGAAATTCTTCCCCGGACTGCGAAACGTACTCTTACAGCAACTCAGTTCGTGGAAATTTTCGGGATTGATGAAACCAGCCGTAAGACCGGTTCAAGGGGTGGTGGAATCAGAGTCTATACCAACAAGGAACTTGGAGAATTTACAGCTTCCAAAACGCAGTTCAAGATGATCCGCGTGGAGCCTAAGAAACTGACCGGTCTTTTCTATGCGTCCGGCGAATGGATGCGAAATGTCACTTTCCTTGGTCAGGAAGTTCGTGGACTTTTTGGCGAGGAATTCGCTTTTAAGTGTCAGGACCTTTCAATTCGTGGATCGGGAGCAGGCGAAGCACTCGGCATTCTCAATGCAGGATGTCTCGTTTCGGTTCCTAAAGAATCTGGTCAGGGTGCCGCAACCATCACTACCAAAAATCTCTCGAATATGTGGGCGCGTTTCAGCGGACGCAATCCGGTCTGGTTTATCAATCGAGATTGTGGACCGGAAATTGACGAGCTTTCAATCCCTTCAGGAACCGCGGCCCTGGAACCGCGTTTCGTTACATACGATGCACAGGGGATTCTTCGCATAAAGGGTGCTCCAGTTGTTGCAATCGAGCAATGCGAAACCCTTGGAACGGTCGGAGATATCATTCTCGCCGATTGGGGTCAGTACGTTGCAGCCGATCAGGGCAATATTGAGGAGGCTATGAGCATTCATGTTGAGTTCATCTACGACCAGAATACTTTCCGATTCATTTACTATTTCGACGGCCAGCCTAGATGGGCATCGACAATAACCCCGTATAAGGGTTCAAAGACGGTAAGCCCGTTTGTTGCATTGGCATCGAGAACATAAGAAATCAACATGATAAACAGATAGGAGGATAAAACAATGCAAGGAAAAGACTTCACAATAACCATGATGACCTTCCCGACGACTGACCAAACCAGCACGGTATCGTCTGATATTATCAGCCTCAAGAACTATGGCCATGCAGACCTTTACATTGCTGTTGGGGCAATCGGGAAAGCGGCCGCGGTAACGCTTGATAAAAGTGCGGCGGTAGCGGCTGCTACCGCTGATTGCCCCTTTACTAGGTATCTCGCCAGTGGAATCAGACTGAAATACACCACTCCGTCTGTTGATACTCCAGCGGCAGCGGCAGAAACGGTGGCCGGTGCTGGTGGGGCCGCAGCAACTCTTTACCGGGATACAGGGACAGAGTTGATTATGTATGGGTGGGATGGAGATACCTTTGTTGACGGTGAAACGGTTACGCTCTCAGGCGGGAAAACCGTTGTAGCCGATGGAATCCAGTTTAATGAGGATATCCTTGTTCCCCTGACGGCTGCCAACGATACGTTTAATTTGGCTGCTGTTGCGAACCGTCTCTACTGCATTCCCATAGATGCAGCGGATTTAGGCGACGGGTATGATTGCGTACAGATCGAGATTGCGGATTGCGACACGGCAACTCATTTGGCAATGTGGGCCGTACTTTCTAAACCTCGATATATGCAGGCAATATCTGAAACCGCTCTTTACGATTAATGATTAACCGGGGCGGGGGTTTTGTACCTCGCCCCAGTGAGGTATCAAGATGCGAAACGAAGAAGTTCAACAGGTATATGAAATTGCCCGTAGGGTTGTGAAGGAACATGCAACTCTTAATATGTCGGTTAAGGAATATGATGATTCAACCATGAAAGAAGAGATTGCCAAACTGAAAAGTGAGGTAATTTCCATTCAGGGTGAAATCAAGGCGCTCAAGGAAAAACCGACCAACAAAAAGAAGTAAAAATAGCATATTGGCGAAAGCCATTGTCGAAGGAGGACATTATGCAGACGCGAGCTTTTTGGAAAGAACAAAATATGACTTTTCGGGATGAAGTTTACGGCCCGGCACAGAACGGATCGTTATGGCAACTTTGCCCGCTTGTAGCACATATTGACCCATCGATTGCGACACTTTTTTATGATGATTTTTTCATCCAGCCGGGTACAAAGGCTTCCGCGGCTGGAAATTATCTTATCGTTGAGGATGATGGAGCCAGCGGAACAGATGCAGTTGGAGACGGAGCGGGTGGGATTTATACGCAGTACGCCGATGGAGATGACGAAGATGAATCCTATCTGATTTCAGCACATGAAACCTGGAAATTCGCTGCCGGGAAATCACTTTGGTTTGAATGTAAATGCGGTGTCATAGAAGGGGCTACGAATGAGGCTCAGTTTATCGTTGGATTGATGGATGCCGCTGGTGCCGATGCCATTCAGGACGCTGAAGCAGGACCGGCGGCTGAATATGACGGAGCCGTTTTTTTTAAGGTCGGCGGGGCGCTTTCTTATTATGCCGAAAGCTCCAATGCGACGACACAGACGACCTCTGATGCCCTCGGGAGCATCGTTTCCGGGACTGCAAATAAGTTTGGGTTTTTCTTTAAATCAGAATCTACATCAGACACAACGGGAACGATTCAATTCTTTGTTGATGGCGTGGCGGTTGGTAATCCCCATACGATAACCCTTTCCGGACTCGAAGAAATGCACTTTCTTATTGGAGTTAAATCAGGTGCGAGTGCCGCCGAAGATGCCTTCTTCATCGATTATGTGAAGATTATACAGATTCGATAAGGGGGTGGTGATATGACTGTTTGTCTTGAAACCACAATTCAGCGATGGAACGGGCAGGACGGAGATCAGGTTACTATCTCCAACCCGCGCGAAGGCTCGACCTTTCATGCCGTCGATACGGGAAGAAAATACATCTACCACGATGGCGGATGGGCCGAAGATTTACGCGATATTTATGTCGCAGAACACGTTTAACGGGAGGATTTAACCATGTACGGAAAAACAGAAGCAGGAGTTGGAAAACCTGTGCTGGTAGATTCCAGCGGGAGAATGATCACTAAGTCGGGATACGGTAAATATGCCGAGGCAGTCCTTGAAGGCAACGTCTTTATCGCCGCAAATCAGGCGGCGGTTGCTCTGACTGCGGCATTTGCAACAACTTATACGGGGCTGGTTATCGAGAACCCGGCAGGATCGGGCAAGAATCTGATTATGCTTGAGTTCGGTTACGGGTCCACGGTGGCAACCCCCACAGCGACAGCTCTCGGCCTTATGACCGGAGCAGACGCGGGAGATGCGGCGACGGCAATTACCCCCCGGAACCGCTTGAAAGGAAGCACGAACACCTCTGTGGCGTATGCCGATAACGGATGCACATTAACCGGAACACCGGTATTGGAACAGATAGTTGCTTCAGCATGGACGGAAGCTACAACGGCAGGCTCGGTCATGTCACCTCATATTGTTGACCTGAATGGCTCCCTGATTATTCAGCCCGGGTACTTCGTCGCTGTCTATAGTGCCGCGGCAAACACGGCTGCATTCATCTTCCATTTCATGTGGCAGGAAGTTGACGAATAATTAACCCCTCGCTCCGGGTTTTAACCGGGATTCTCCGAGGCCGTAGGGTCGGGTCCACCTCTCCTTACCCGACCCTACACATAAAGTGAATGGGGTTCGTGCAATGGACAATATAAACGAAGAGAGCAGGGTCACAATTAAAGCATGGGGCATCATCGTTCTGTTTGTCGGGATGTTTGGATTCTTCTTCATGACCGCTATGGCGCACGAATCTCGGTTGACAAAGGTCGAAACGACCCTGGAAGTTAATCTGGCCCATATTGCGAAATCACTTGATGTCTTGACAAGACATCAAGAGGAACTTAATAAAGGGAGATAGCAAAGGGTTATACATGAAAACCGGCATAGCGAAGCAGAAGGAAGAGGATCGAAGGGCGAAACGGCAGAAGCGGAAGAGGGGAAAGAAGAAATGAAACTTAAATTAGTCACGGCACCGGTGCTCGAACCGATTTCAATCAGTGAGTTGAAAGAACACCTTCGTGTTGACTCTGAGACCCTTGCCGGCAATCTGACAACGTATCGGTCGCTTTCTCACGTCTCACATGCCGTAGCGGACAATTATACGACGCATGTCGGAACGGGAATATCGGTGATAGGGAAACGGGCGGTTGTCAATCTTGTCTCAGGTACAAACGGGACGGATGGAACGAATGACACCCGCATAGAGGAGTCAGATTCACTCGCTACCGGATACACGGCATGGACCGGGGGGGCATTTACACAGGTCACAGAGGCGAACGACAACGCTATCCAGGAGATAGAATACACCGGATCAAAGGCATATATCAGGACGGCCTCGAAAGTGCTGGTGGCGGCCTGCGTGTTTGGCACGGAGGTCATTGTCGAAGAGGCCACGGTAGCCGATGAGGATGACCTCACTGATGCGATTACTGATGGCCGGGAAGAGGCAGAGACGATCACCAGAAGATATATTCTCACTCAGACGTGGGATGCCTACCTTGATAAGTGGCCCGATAAGGACCACATCACTTTTCCGGGTGGTAATCTTCAGAGCGTGACGCATGTAAAGTATAAGGATTCAGACGGCACAGAGACCACGATGACCGTTGACACTGAATACATCGTTGAGACTAACGGGGAAGGCTACGGAAGGATTGTATTGCCCTATGGCGTGTCGTGGCCGAGTTTTACGCCGTATTCAAGCAACCCGATTGTAATTCGATTTGTAGCAGGGTGGACAACGGCCGCCTTGGTTCCGAAAAACATCAAGAGAGCGGTAAAGTTGGCGGCAGAGGATGCTTATTATCATGGGGATCGGCACGATGTTTTGGAACCGGCCATTAAAAACCTCTTAATACCGGCGTGGAAACTATGGAAAGAGTTTTAAAATACATAACAAGCCCCAGTGATCTCAATAAGCGTATCA